TTCCAATCTGTATCTCTTCCGCGGCGTCACATGCTGATTAAGGCACATACGACTGAGCGCAACGTCACGTCACTGTAGAAACAAAACCCCGGAGACCGGGTAAAATAAATTGTACAGTAACGTAATTGTTATAGTTGCGGTCCCCGCGGCTCACACAGAATTAAAATTCTATGAGGAGTCTGCTAGAGTGTGAGATTACTAGTCCGGCCAATTAAGGCAAGGCTGGCAAAATTTTTGAACAAGCTGTCTATGATACTTTAAAGACTTCATAAACTAATTTAGTCTGTTTTTTGTTTTGTTTGAGAATTGTTTAGAGCCGAGATGTTCTCATTTTCTTCGGCAATTGAAGCTCCTGGGAAGTAGCGACAACAAGATGGTGCACATAATTCGTAACCAAGATGAAAATCGTCACCTGCACTTAATAAGAGAAAAGTATTAGGCGGACTGAATATTTGTAAACGAGTATACATACCATACCCTTCAGCTGTCGACGCATTCGGAGAATAATCGACAGGAATGAAAGGAAAGGCATAGTAATACGGGCAAACAAATTGAGCCAGTACCGCTGCGTCAGCAGGATAGATATTAAAACCCTGATTAGCATTAACAGCCTCACCAATAACGGCAGAGGAAGTGTCAACTGAAAATTCCGTTTGTGCCGATGTTGTATTGTCATTTGGTACATTGAGCGCAGTTATAGGTTGAATCAAACTAGAACCAAAAATAGTGGTAGCATATAATGAACCTCGCTGATATCGAAACATTTCGCGAAAGTAAATATAGTATGGTACTCCTGGAAAAATCCCAGCCTGTGTTAGAGGTAAGGTATTCATTTGTGTCTTGTATGGTGCAATTTCGATGTTCAGTGGTGAAACTGCTGATCCAAGGTACATAGCGCACCCGGGTCTATTCATCATAACTTTAACTGATCTTATTGATTCACCTGTTAATGTATTTCCCATGTTGCTTGGTCTGTAGGCTCCATTTAATGTGGAGTATGATTGTGGTTGAACACGTTTGTACGTTCTTTCAGCCGGTTCTTTATGTTGGTAAGATGTTAATGCTTCAGTTTTAAGTATTGGCGCAGGGTCAACTTGATTTGTTCCTTTAGGGGACCAAAATTCCATATCGTCACAACCACTGATATATATATTCATATAGATCGGTAGAGGAATGCCGTTACTACTTACTTGATTATTAACACTTAACAAATATAAGCATCCGATGTTAGTGAAATTGTTTCCGGTTTGATATCCAATTGAGTATTGCCAACTGTTAAAAGGCACTACAAATTCTTCATTGTGCATACCGTTAACTGTAAAAATCTTGTTCTCCATGTTAGCTGCATCTGTATCCGTAATCGTAGGGAAAACGAGCGTGCCATTTGGTGGTTGATAAACAAGCATCAACCTCTGTGTCTGAAAGTTACTGCAAAGAAACTCAAATCGGAACTTGATAGAACCTCTCCAAGATTCAAAACAATTTGCTACATATGTCAAGTTGTTAAACCCAATATACGCTCTCGTTGGTGATGTAAGAAGCACCTTAGGACACATACTTTCCAAATTCAAAGGTATTTTTAATAAGCATTGATTGTTTGCAATGTTTGCGTTTATTGTATACTGTCGTTGTAACATAGATTTCTGAACCATTTTTGTGAAAAGATAATTCTCATCATTTGAAGCCATCATTGAATGTATTGGAGGATTTGACGCCTCCGTGTTCATTGTTTGCGTGTGACCATGAAATAAACCATTGCCACCAGCAAGATCGGGGAATTTGTAATTAACCCCTGTTGTAGCCACCTGTGTAGGCGGATTTGAGTAGCCAAGGACAGCGGCGATTGTGGAACCGATAGCCGAGGCTGTTGCGACTGCTGCTGCATAAGGACCAACTTCAGGAATTGGTGAAAATAGAGTGGCAGCCTGAGAAATTCGAGCAAGTGTGGAACTAATAATTCCTTGTTTAGATTTTGCTTCTGCTTCGGTCTTACTTTGCATAGTAACTGGGATTGTTGTTGATGACAAATCCGGCATAACTGTAAAGAAAGGATCCGCTACGAATGTGAATGCCATAGATGGATCTACGACAAGTGTTTGAGTGTAAGTAGCACAAGGGCCAGTTAATTCAACATTTTCGAATGAGCCATAAATTGTTACATTTACGGGCACAGCAGTTGCAGCAGAAACTATCAAAGGATTAATGACTGAAAGACAAAAAGTCCCTATATTGCTTCTTTGTGTGTAACTTGAATACATGAGCGGTATGTTAATCGCTTGAATTGGCATGACAAAACTGCCACCAAGAACATAGGTGTTCGCACCAGATGGATATATATCTATACCTTCTAATCCTGTTTGAGCAACTAGAGTTTGATGTTGTGGATAATAAGCCGAACTAGCAGTGGTATAAACACTGGGTCCTGCATTAGGATACCATGTCATTCGCATTTTTCCATAATGATAAGCTGTTCCATTTACTAAGATTGTGATTTTAGGATCTCCTCTAAAGTATGTGAAATTTTGTAGTTTATTTTTAATAGATGCGTCATTTAAAAGAACTTGTGGGAAGTTGTAGTAAGCAACAGTTCCAGCTGTTCCAGTCGATGTCCAATCAAAGTTATCAATAAGTCGTGGTCGTTGTAAAAAAGTTTGAATTTCTTTTGCGTGGTAATGTACCTCTTCGGATAGCATGGCCGCGCTTTGTGTCATCATGTTTACGTCCTGGTTGTCCAATTCGACGAAAGTACGAACGTCAGTACTCTCGATGGTTGCAATAGTTCCACCTGGGTTAGGTGAAACGAAATTCGTATCAATATTTGTGTTAATAGCGTTTGCAATGTTCTGTGTTTTTCACGGTGGCAACATTAATCCATGTAGTGAAAGTTCATGTCAACCTTTATTTATAGTGGCGTTCGCGCATAGCTAGATACTAAATAATATCTCCACTGTAGTCGGGAAACTAACGACATGTTTTATAGGTCTCCCTTGACGGTTCCGGTTTTAAGTCTCGGCACGTCATGCTAAGGACTGGTGTTTTGTTTAGCACACCTCACAAGGCAATCCAAGGATGGGTCTCATCACTGGTTCACCTGCAAGGATATCCATAAAATCACATCGCTCAATTTTCCTTTTGAGCGCTGCATATGGTTCTTTATGCAATACATATCTATTCGTACCTTTGATAATACTATTCAATATATATTCATATTCTTCTTCTGTGTATCGCGTCATCTCTGTAGCCACACACTCAAAACTTGATTGTACAACTAATTGGGAGGCTCTACCTCGAGTCCAAAACATAACTTCCTTTATAGTGTCCATATCAAGCTGAAAGTGCCATTTTCCATCCAAAAGTTTCGGTGTTCTTTTTAAGTACGTAATTTCCGGTAAGAGCATGTATTTTTCTTTCATTTCCATTACATTTGTAGTCTTGTTAGGATGAGTTGCTGTCATGCCAAATAATAATTTTAGCATAAGTGCATAAGTTTGCATATTAAAAAATGTACAAAACCTAGACACAGCCAAGACAGCATCATCACCATAAAAAACAGCAGATACATTATCAGAATACGATTGTAACGCATCCCTAAAAGTTTCCGCTTGTCCATAAATGTAAAGTTTCCAGTAAAGTTGTTCGTGTGTTGTGTTAGTATTCACGTCCGTAACATAAGTGCCAATATAAGCATGTCTAGATAGAACCTGATTTGCCCCGCTATTAAACGGTGCAGTCAAGTAACTCCCAGAAGGTACGCCCTTAGCAGGTGTATATATGTCAAGTCCGCAAATTCTATGTGAGTAGAGTAGTGTTGTCATCAAAGTTCGTCGAATCATAGCGTTTTCGGGTCCATCATTATACCATCTATTGACCGCTTCACAGAAATCAAAGAAGGCATAGCCAGGCAGGTTCTTATCCCACTTAGCCATATCAATCGCAATAAACCAATCTTTTCCATTAAAATGATAAAGATAGAATGGATGCGATGAATCTGTATTTAGCATATTTATTCCTATGCTAATCTCACCATTAATGTGGTTGCATTGCGTGTGGCACACAAAAGCACCAAAATAACGGCGGAGCAATATATTAAAGTCGAGCATACCAAGAGAAAAGACACGTGTTGAATGTGCCTGCACTTTGGCTTTAGGTCTAGTTTCATCTTTTAATGAATCACGCCAAAAGTGTGGTAGAGAAATTCCCTTACGCGCACAATTTTCTCGATATATAACATTTTGCATAACAGATGGTTCAAGTTTAAATGATGATTTCCCTTCAAGATGTTCAAAGAGAGATCCCTTTCCACGTCCGGTCTTCATTTGATCCGTGCAATATATAAATCCTGGTGATGTCCAAGGGTTCATTCTATAAGCATAAGGAGCATATGTGTCACTTCCATGTACTTGTATTCCATTTACACTTTCATCATATGTCCAAATACGTCGTTGAGCCGGTGTTGAATAAAATGATTCTTTATTTTCCCAATATCTATGAAGATCGTCTATAACAGCTTCTCTCATACTATTGGGTACGTTGTATGTTGATTTTCCAAATCCCTGAGTCACACCTATTCGCAAAGCTTCTAATGAATTATCAGCTGGTGCACAAAGTGGTTCCCAAGGAAGATGAAATGCGTTGTTGAATCGTAAAGCAGTTGGTAATCCGTGTGGTTGTTGAAATAGAGCTGGTGGTACCTGTCCATTGTGTTCAATGTCGTC